TACCGAACCAATTTTCGTTAGCCCATTTTTATTTGGTGAAAAAGTGGAGTGCCCCGGTCTAGCCGGAATTACTCAAATCAACGCCACTTTTCAGATGGCCGGTGCTTCTCCTACCCGTGTCCTTCGTTGGGTCACTTCCCCAACCTGCGGGGCTAAGGCTATCACTAATGTCACATTCGAACAGGCTGATACCTATCTAGAACTTGTTTATTACACCCCTAAACCAAGTGACATGATTCCACAAACCGTGGTAACACCTTTGGCCACGTACGTCAACTATATTCTACCCACTCAAAACGGGCTAACTACAGCATCTGGTGCTACAGGTCAGCTTCAAAGCAATTCTATTCAACTTAACAGCTATCCTGATAAGGTGTGGGTGTGGGTTGATGATTTCCTTAAGTTTCAACAAAATTCAGGTGCTGGTGCTAATAACAATCTAGCAGGTTGTGGTGTTAGTGACCATTACGGGAGCATTACTGGCGTGAGCGTGGTGCTAAACAACGCCTCAGGCTTATTATCGACTTATTCGAGCGAACAGCTTTTTAGAGCCTCCTATCTTTCTGGTTGTCAACAGACTTATTCTGAATATAGTGGTCTTCAGCAAAAGTGGGGCACAGCCGGCACTATTGGAGGTGTTGGTGTCGTTGGTGTCCCTTCTGAATATATCTCTACTTGCGGTTCCATGCTTGTATTGGATTTCGCTAAAATAATTCCAATTTTACAAGATTATTTTTCACCCGGCAGTTTGTCTACGGCACAATTCCAAATTCGGGTGGATTACAAAAATAACACACAGGCAACCATACAGCCCCAACTCAATCTCTTAATGATGTATTCCGGTATCCTATCTACTAGCAACGGTAGCTCAAGTGCATACACGTCTGGAATTCTCACGAAGGAGCAGGTATTGAGCGCAATGGCCGTGCCCCGTCCTATTAGCACTGAGAAACTAGCACGCTATGTTGGTAGCGGGCTTATGTCTTCTTTGAAATCACTAGCACGCTCAGCTCTTCCTGAAGTAGCCCATCAACTAGCCCCGGGTGTTGAAAAGCTAGGTCAGGAGGTAGTTAGCAAGCTAGCCCGCAAGATGCGCCAGGCGTAGATTACCCTTAGTTTTTAATTATTAAGTTTATTTAAAGCATTATTTTCTATGTATATGTTAGTAGATAACATCTAGAATGGATAGAAGTGAATATATGAAGAAATACAGGGAAGCACACAAGGATAAATGCAAAGAATACAGGCGTAAATGGAGGCAGGCACATAAAGATGATATAGCCCGTAAAGCTAAAGATGCACTTTATACTAAGACATACCGTGAAAAGCAGAAAATAATGAAAACATACTATACTAACCTCAAAGATAATGAACTCAGCAATGCTCTAGTCTAAGATTTTTTATATTTTTTTTTTGATTCGTTTCTCTACTAAAATTATTTCTATGTATAGTATAGTAGAGAACACACAGTAGAGAACACGCAAGCAATGAATAAATTTCAGGAAGCTAAGATATATGTTATTAAATCCCCAAGCTTTGATAAGGTTTATATAGGTAGTACTACCCAACCACTAAGTATCAGATTCAGCGAGCACAAATCACATTATAAACGCTATCTAGCAGGTAAGCGCAACTATACATCATCATATGCTTTAATTAAACTAGATGATGCTTATATTGAACTACTACAAGAATGCAAGTGTGATAGCAAGCGAGAGCTACTAGCAGAGGAAGCAAAGCAAATGCTAGCTATGAAAGATAAGATAGTTAACATACTCATCCCCGGCGGCCGGAAACCCCCTACAGTAGAGAACACACCAACACAACAGGTAGAAGTACAAGCATAGCCGGATGAGTAGCCCATAGTAGTATATGAGTAGAGCTTAGTAGTATATAGTAGTATGTATGTACTACTCACTTTTTTATAGTTTTCTATTCTCTCTAGCCTCTCTAACTATTATATATTCTATCATTCTATCTATACTACTACTCTACTTTTTATTAGAGGACATATATACTACTATATACTACTAAGCTATACTTAGATACTACTAAGCCCTACTCTACTATATATAAATAATAAAGTTTAAAAAAAAGGAGAGGGTATTTAATAAAAAGGAGAGTTTAGAGTATCAGCTAGTGTCTTTAAGTATGTAATGATTGACAAAATAATTTTAGATGATATAAAATAGCTTAAAAGAATTATATTCTAGTAGAGTAGAGAACACTCAGTAGAGAACAAATTTTAAGATGGCAAGTGATAACGAAGACGAACAAATCTATAATTTTGATTCACATTCAACAGATGATGATTTATACAGGTCTAAGCAAATTGATAATGATGAAGAAGAACCTACTAATGAATTAGTTAATATAGATAGTATAGAGCATGCTAAGCTGATAGGTGATTATCTAGGACTATGTGATAAACTCTCTAATTTACCAATGAATAGATTAGGATATTTAAATTTTATACACTCTAAAAAGGCGTTTAAGGCTTTAGATAAGAAGCAGCAGATACTAGCAAAAGACCCGCAAATCCATCATCCATCAATAAATCAACTAAAACAATTAGATGATTTATTTGATAAGGTAAGCGATATGTTAGATGATGATGAGCTAGAAGCAAAACTTACTAAATTTAAAGATGGTAATACACCAGCACCAGTACCAGCACCAGTAGTACCTGTACCAGCACCAGTACCAGCACCAGCACCAGTAGTACCAGCACCTACTTATTACGACCCTTTTAAAGCATGTATAACTATAAAACCTAAAGAAGAGCCTAAATCATCTAGTTATTATGACCCACACACGGCACCAATAACTACAAATAGGAAACCACCCGAACAATGGGATAACGAAAAATTACTAGAAGAATACTACATTGAAAAACAACTCAAAGAAGCTGAATGGGAAAAAGTAAAAGCACTAACTAGACAAGTAAAAACTCTAACAAAACAACTAGAAGATACAAAGAAGCAAATAGAAGATTACAACAAATATAAGATGTTTTATATTAAGAACAATGGAACTGATACATTTGAAACACAAAAAGATATTATAAAAAATTTTATAGATAATACATACACTATAACCAATAATATAAAAGACCGTTATAAGCCCTTACAAGTATTTAAAAAGTTTAATGATTATAAAAATAACATTGAACCAAATGGCAAGATGAATAAGGCTGATATGGATATAAGACGATTCTGTCTTAAACTAGCAGAGTTAGGATTAGAGCGTATAACATCCAACGGAAGCAATTATTTTATAGGCATTAAGCTTAATGAGTAGGGCTTAGTATGATATGAGTAGAGCTTAGTAGTATATAGTAGTACATATGTACTACTCACTTTTTTTTGTTTTTCCTTCTTGCTTATACCATTATATATATAACTATTCTATCATTCTATCTATACTACTACTCTACTTTTTATTAGGGTACATACATACTACTATATACTACTAAGCTCTACTCATATACTACTAAGCCCTACTCTATACATCAGATATAATACCACTGACTATATCATCATAGCTATAGCCTGTTATCTCTTTAATCATATTCATCATTTTGATATAGTCTGTTAGTTGTTGATTGTCCTTTAATATGCATAATGCTCTTAGGATACAATGACGACCACAACTAGCTATTTTACCTAATTTTTTACTACTATTCTTTTGAAAATGCTTACTAGAATATACTATATCATGACCCTCACTCTTAGCTGTGGTCAGTAGAGAACTAATATAGGGTTTAAGGTCTAGCGCTTGTTGTGTTGCGTGATTCACCCATTTCAAAGGTGCATCGGGCTTGCCACCATATGAATCAAAGTATTCAATCATATTAGGTGAATAGCGTGAAAGCAGGCACCAGTGGCCGTAGTTAGGTTTAGATTCATAGATAACAAATACAACATCTTTATCTTTAGGTAAGACCTGATTGATGCTAGAATACTTTTTAAAATCTGAACTACTCATTATTTTAGCATCAGGTATATACTTCTTAATATCTAAATCTGTCAGTGCTTCTTGTCTAATCTCTTTTAATTCACCTTTATTGAGACCTGAACCTTCTAGTGTTGCTAGATACTTGTTTAATATTCTAAATTGCTTCTTAGCTTTAGCTTCTGTCAGGGGTTTCTTTGAAAACCGCTTACCTGTCTCTATATTCTCAACGAAGAACCCATTAGGCTCCTGTATTATCTTAAACGGCATTATTAATATCTATATATATATTTAGAAGGATTTGTATAGACAATAATTATCTCTATATATAACTAAGAGTATAACAATGGATATAAGAAGTGTATTAAAAAAAGTATCATTGCCAGATTTAAAGAATATAGTTAGAAAGCATAACCAACACTTTACTATTAAAATAGGGCAACGCAAAGCAGACTTAATAGATGCTATTGCAGGTGTTTATAAAGAACTATCAGGGTCTTTTCTAATTCCTAAAGAATTTAAATTACGTCTAACTGAACTAGCTAAGCAGGGGGTAATTAAAAAGAAAGTTAAACAACAAGCAGCACCAGCACCAGCACTAGCACCAGCACTAGCACCAGCACCACGAGCAGTACCACTACCGGTTTTTATTAAAGCTACACCAGCTTTGAAAGAAAGAGTAAGAAAATATAAGGAAGCAAAAAAGAAGCGTGCAGAACAACAGGAAGAAGAAGAAGAAGAAGACCCTTTAAAAGTAGCATTAGATAAAGACATTAAAAAATTTAATGAACTACTAATCCAAAAAAAACCCGCTGCTAATTTAAATAAAATGATAGATTTATCAGATAACATACATACTCAAATAATTAATTTTTTTCGTGATAAATTTAAAAAGGATAATATAGCACAAGAGGTGGCCGGCAAAACAAATAAGCAATTAGAAGCATTGGCGAAAACATATGTAGCTAAATATAAGGATTTAGTTAAAATAAATACTACTATCAGAGATAGAGTCTCTGATGCAGCTTTGCAGGTTCAACCAACTTTACCAATTTTAGAGAGGCAAAAATATTACAGATATATAAATCACGACCCGGATGCTATAGAGGGTACTTTAGCATTTATATTAATGAATACCAGAGATAGATGAGTCTAGATACTATCAGTTAGCAAGTTAGAGTAGGGCTTAGTATGATATGAGTAGGGCTTAGTAGTATATAGTAGTATATATGTACTACTCACTTTTTTATAGTTTTCTATTCTCTCTATCCTCTCTAACTATTATATATTCTATCATTCTATCTATACTACTACTCTACTTTTTATTAGGGGACATACATACTACTATATACTACTAAGCTCTACTCATATACTACTAAGCCCTACTCTATACATTAGATATAATACTATCAGTTATCTCACGACATACAAAGCGGCCTAGATATGGTTTACAATACTTAAGTATATTGCGCCAGTATGTATCTTCACTAGTCATCACGCCTTTCCGTGGATGCGTCAGTAGATAACTTATATAAGCTAATACGGATATGCTAACTTGCAACTGTGTAGCGTTGCTATGGCAATCATTACCTAATTTTTTCATAGTTTGCTTGTTGGTTAAAGCAGACCCGCACCAATACACACGGCCATCATTAAAAAAAACACAAGCTCCTAGACTGTCATATCCATCTTTATTGATAACATCATCTTGATAAATAGCTATATTGTGCTTAGGTTCTTTATAATTGTTTTTTTTCATCAGTTCTAGTGATTGCTGTGATATAGGGCAAGAATCATAAACGTAAGAGATTATAGGTGTATATTTAGGTGTTCCGAATAGCTCACTCATACTGACAACCTCATTATGTGTTATCATGCGGCCTCTGATAGGTTCAACTTTGTTTTCAGGTGTTATGATATAGGAAGTTGTGAATGAATCCATTGACCGCTTGGATGGGTTTATAAACATTTTAGGATTGAATCGTGATTTATGATAGTCTGGTGTTGGTGCAACTGGTGAAGATAAGAATGATGGTGAAAGTGCTTCAGATACAAACCCGGCAGGGCTCCAAGTCTGATACATTGTGTTATTAGTGGGTTTATAATGTGTTTCTTGTGTGTCCTTCTCCGCGCAGTGTATCATATGCACGCATTTAGACGCTACGTAAGACCATTTATTTTTTCTAATGTGTTCTAGTAGGTGTGGTTTGTGTTCTTCACAGTATTTATGTATAGCCGCCATTGTAAGGTTTGAAATAAGCCCGGGATTAGCACCGCTAGATTCAAAGACGGATATATTACTTTTAATTTTCTTAATAGATTTCTGTAGCTTAATATTTTGATAGTAAAGTGTTTCTTTCTCTGGGTTTTCTATTTTATCCTTCTTGTATTCTTCAATGGATGTATTAATGTAAAGAGTGTTATTCTGTCTAGCTAGTTCAATTATTTTAATACTATCAGTATTAACTGTTAGGTCTATACATAGTGTATTATTATCCATCAATGGTGATAGTAATTTATGCATATTCTCATCTGTTATATAGGTTTTAATATGTATTAATTCTGGTATGATATCTAGAATGTATTCTGGGATTGCTTCAGGACAAATGCAAATGATTTCTGGGGTTTTCAATAGGGCGTGGCGTTTCTGTTTTAATAGTTCTATCAATGAGCGTTGTATAGTTCCACAACCAAGTAATAGTAAACGATGTATCTTCATAGTTAATAAATATTTTAATTAAAATTATTTTGTTTGTTATTATTAATATATATTGATAAATTAAGAAGGAAGATGGAAGCTAACGCTTACAATAAACATATCCGAGACCAAATAGAGGCAATTAATCATAAATATGTAAGAGATATGGAGCGTAAGGGCTATATGCTAAGTGATATGGATATAACCCCTAATGTAGCAGTTCGAGAAGGTGAAGGTATCCTATCTAGTGATCTATCGTTGCTGGGACTTGGTGCAGCACCTAAAGTAGCCCGTGCCCGCGGTGAGGGTATAATGGGTGAGGGTTTACTTGATGATATCGGCCGTGGATTCAGTACTGGGTTCATGATGCCCTTTAAGTTGTTAGGTTTAGGTAAGAAGGGTAAGAAAGCAGGTGCAGTCTCTGGTGGCCGTCGTGGTCGCCCCCGCAAGATGGCAGGCGCTGTCTCTGGTGGTGAGATAGGCCTTAATTTAAGAGAGCAAAATCCTAACTATTTAAAGTCTAAGGCAATGATGGAAGGGGCAGGTATCCTATCATCAGTGCTTGGTGCTGTTGGATTAGGTCAGGTAGGCGGGGCTAGCACTGGCGGTGCAGTCTCTGGCGGTAAGCGTGGTCGTAAATCTAAAGCAATGAAGGAAGGTGAGGGTATCCTATCCGGACTACTTGGTGCTGTTGGATTAGGTAAAGAAGCAGGTGCTATGTCTGGTGGTATGAGACGTAAACTTACAACTATTCCCTATAATGTCTCTGGCGGTGCAGTCTCTGGCGGTAAGCGTGGTCGCAAATCTAAAGCAATGAAGGAAGGTGAGGGTATCCTATCCGGACTACTTGGTACTATTGGATTAGGTAAAGAAGGCGGTGCATTCTCTGGTGGCCGTATGCATCGCAAGCGTGGTGGGATACAAACAGGCGGGATACAAACAGGCGGCCTAGCCCGTGCAGTAGGGTCTGGTATGGGTGAATTAGAAGGGTCTGGTTTCTTTGATGATGTACTAGATAAGATTTCTAGTGTAGCATCAACTGTGAAGAAGGGTGTAGATATTGGTAAAGATTTAGGACTACTTAAGGGTAAAGGCCGTAAGCGTGCAGGGGCAAGCACTGGTGGTGCAGTCACTGGCGGTGCCTCACCGTGGATTTCACACGTTAAAGCATATGCAAAGAAGCATGGTGTAAGCTATAAGGATGCACTCAAGCAAGCTAAAGCAACATATCGTAAGTAAATAGTTAACTAAGGGAAAGTTTCAGAAAACCGTAGGTTTGCTGAGTAAATAGTTAACTAAGGGAAAGTTTCAGAAAACCGTAGGTTTGCTGACTATATAGTATAACTACGCAACTGAATTATTTTTTAATTTATTTTGTTATATAATTATAATAGTATAGTGTTATTAAAAAATGTTGTACCAACAGATAAATAATGAAGCACTTGATGAAGACAGACGGGCTGATTTAGAAGTGATAAGACGATTAAAAAAGAATTACATTGAAAACAAAGAAGCATCAAAACCGCGCCGGCGCCTAGACCCGGTGATGAAGAATGCTTTTCGAAAAGAATTAGGACTGTTTGAGAAGTATGTATATAAAACTGAAGCATTTCTAGAAACAACCGGAGTGTTTGGTAGACCAATAGATATACAAAATGCATCAAAGTTGTTAAGTGATATAGTAATCACTTATAACAGTTTAGTTTCATTTTTAGGTAAAATTAATTTTAATCAACTAGACGAAGATGATAAAAATTTTATTAAAAATAAGATTACTGGCAATCTAGCACCACTAAGACGAATCCTTGCGGTTTTAACTGAAAAGGTGCCTGATTTTGTGTTATTGCCTCTTGCTAATATAGAGTCTGATATCAACCTGAAAAATTATAAAATACAATCATTCACAGATGAACCTGAACTAGAATTTAGAGCAAATCAGCGCCGGCTACAGAATCTAAGACAAGAGCAAGATGATAGAGAGAGAGGAGTACAAGATGATGAAGAACTATTCGAACAACCAAATTTTAGAACTCTAAGGCAGGCTATAGAAGATTACGCAGCTGTAAATCCTGATGAGCCGTTAGATGGACAACGCGCATTTGAAGATATTTCTAGTGCATTTAATCAGCCCATAACAGATAGGGAATATATGGATGCATTAGCAACAATTAGAGCACGCACACGGCCAGCAAGACGTGCCCGAAGGGTAGCATTAGCACAGCAAGATATAGAGGGACTAGAGGGAGTCCGAAGAAGAGCATCAGAACGTCTAGATAACTTTAGACGTGCCCGAATGGCAAGACAACTAGAAGGTGCTGATGATGAATTTCAACCAGAGGAGGAAGATGATTAGTTAACCACACGATAGATATACAGGATTCACAATCCCGTACGCAACATTAGATATATATTTTAAATTTTTTATATTATTATTATAATAGATAACTAGAAAGAAAAGAAGATGGACGTTTTAGAAGAAAGAATATTACCCATTGATACTAGATTTTTGTATAATGTATTTACACTAGGAGATAATCCAGTGAGATTAGTAGGGACGGGCTCATTAGCCTCTCAAGATTATCCCGCAGATATTGATATGTTAAGTGTGATTAAAACCAAATACTCACCAGCTAGCTTGTATGCAGATTTCCAAAAGGTTTTTAATCGTATTGATAACAAAAACAAGCTGTTTTTTATTGAGTTTAAGATACAGCAAAAAGCACGTAAGGGTGAGAAGGAACAAGAAAAACATAAAATATTTAAGATGTATGATTTGAAGCCTGATTTATTTGATGCTTATTTTAATAGAAACACTGAACTATGCAAAATAGATGCTATTATTTGGAATCAGGGGCGGTTTAAGGAGGTTAGCTGTATCTATTTCTTTGATACTTTAGAAATGGATAAGGAGAAATATATTCGAATACTACTAGATGATGGTAAACAATATTATGAATCAGGCAAAATATATAAATCATTGAAGCGATTGATGCTAGCAGCTAAGTATTCCACCCCTCCTGATACATCCCTGATAATTGTGATTACTAGATTCTTTAATAGCATGATAGGCAAGCTATATGAGCTAGATAATGTTATACAGGCTGGGCTGATATATATGGATAAGTTTGGATATGATGCTAGAATGAAAATGTTTATAAAGAATTTAGGCTTTGGTACACTATCACCCGCCAAACTAAAAGAATTAAGTGAGAACTACCAACATTTGATTAATAGTGAGGCAAAGAGATTCTATGAATTTTACAATCTACCTGTTGGTGAGTTGCCACGATGGGCTAGCATTAAGCAAAGATTGCAGATTAATAGTTTGTAAATAAAAATATGCCTATATATATTAGAAAGAAAGAAATGTTTAACACTAATAAAGTTGGGCGGCCTATAGCAGTTGTAAAAGGTGGAGAAGATGATGGTGAAAAAATATATCTAGATGTTGATTCAGTAGGTAAGGGTGGTAAAATTAAAAAAAATTACTTTGCTGATTTGAAGATTGATGACGGTATATTTCAACAGTTGCCCGATACATCACGAGAGCGTGATTGCATAATAATTGCCGGTCAGAGTGGAAGCGGTAAATCTTGGTGGGCTAATGCATATGCAAAAGAATATAAAAAAGCATATCCAAGAAGACCTATTTATTTCTGTAGTGTTCTAGATGAAGACTCTAGTATAGATAAGAAAGTAGTAAAAAGAATTAACATAGATGAAAGCTGGATAGATGAGCCTTTAACGATAGAGGACGTTAAGGAGTGTCTAGTAATTATGGACGATGTGGAAATGATTAAGGAGAAACCCATTCGTGAAGCATTATTTACATTTATCAACTCTATTCTTACAACTGGCCGGCACACTAAAACTAGTATAATTCTAACCACACACTATCCCAATCATCAACATATACGCAACTTTCTAAATGAAGCACATAATTTTGTATATTTCCCTTATGGTTTTAACAGGGCAACAAACTATGTGCTAGAGAATTATATAGGATTAGGTAAGAAAGATATAATAGCAATAAAAAAGCTAAAAACACGCTGGGCTTCGGTTTTCAAACAGTTCCCACAATGTGTTCTAACTGAGCACAATATATTCACTGTTGCTGATATGAATGATTAAGCTTTATTTATAGTTTGAAATTAATAATTCAGGTACCTTTCTCACACCACCAATATTTACATCAGATTGAGTTGATGTGAATTTAGTTATATAATAATCTTTATACAATTTTCTAATATATGGTACATCATTATAACTTAATAAAAAATAACCTTTGATATTATCTAATAAATTAAATAATTCTTGATGGTCTATTTCACCTGTTTCATATGCACTTGAATAAACTTTATAATAAGGTGGGTCTAGATAGAAAAAAGTAGTGGGGGAATCATACTTTTTAATTAAATATTTATAATCTTTATTTAATATTGTAAAACGATTTAATATTTCTTGATATTTTTCTATATTTTTTTTTAATTTAGTATATACAAAAGTATATCCAACCATACGGTGTGCTTTAAAGTTATGTCCTTTATTAGCATATGAAAAAGCATGAATATATAAATTTGAGTAAAGTCTTTTTATTGGGTCTTTTTCAAAAGGTAAATCATTTTTTAATTGTTGCCATTTTTTTTTGCTTGGTTTTGTAAAATCAAAATTTCTAAGAGTCTCTGGATTTATCTTTTTAAAATCATTGAAAATATTTATAAGGTTAGTATCTGAATCACCTACTATCATTTTATCAACAATAGGTGCATCCATTGCAATATTTCCACCACCTAAAAATGGTTCTACATAAATATTATATTTGTCAGTAGATAACCATCTTTTAAATATTTCCTTCTTTTGTCTGGATTTCCCACCTACTCGACTAATTAAACCCTCACCTTTAATCATTATTATTCTTATTATAAATAACTTAGATATTCTTATCATAAATAACTAAGCGGGATTAGTAGAGAATTCTAGAGCATCACGGTCTTTGTTTCGTGCATCGTCTTCCTTTCTCATATCAATCTTGTAATTTGTTAGGCAATCTTTGCTATAATATCTATATAAATAGCCTAGTGGATTATTTGCACCTAGCACTGTAATATGATTAAATTTATATTCTTTCAATGGGTATAGTTCATTTTTAAGGTAATAGCAATTAGGAAACCGCCGGCGGTCTTTTATATTAGCTAGCTTGATTATATCACCCGCACGTGTGTATTTGAATATATCTATAGTAGGTGTTCCGTATATTTGCCCGGTTTCATTGTTCTTCATCCACATTCCAGAGACTGCTACTTTTATCATATCTTTACTTGTTCTTTCTGTAAATGCTTTCATAGGGTCATCCTTGAAAACTATATCTAGCAATGGTATAACGCGCTCAAAATCTCGGTCTAATACACCTATATCAATATCATCATCATAGGGGATAATACCGCCATCACGGACGGCACCTAGTAATGAGCCGCCATCAACGAAGTATTTAATGTTATTCTTACTAAATGCATCATGTATCTTTTCCATCATAGCTAGTAGAACAGCTTTATTCTGAATGGGTAGCTCATACTTTGAAAAATCCATTTTATATTGTATCATCTAATTAATATAGAGGTATATTTTTTTATAGTTTTTTTTCTTTGTATAGATTAAGTGTTTATTTAATAGTTAAGAGAAATGGAAGCAGATATAGCAGCTAAACTGAAAGATAAGGGGCTAAGTGATTCTAGCATTAAATTATATATCAAATCACTCAAGAATTTGAATGATAAGAAGGAAATTAAGAATTTACGATTTCTTACCAAGACTGATGATATTCTAGATAAGCTTAAAGACTATAAAGCAACAACACAACGCAATTCAATAATTGCCATTGTATCTGTACTAAAAGCATTAGATAATCCGCTATATTCTAAGTACTATGATATAATGATTAATATGACAAAATCTATAAATGAAGCTAGCAAAGCAAATGAGAAGACAGAGACACAAAAAACTAACTGGATGAAGTGGGAAGAGGTGGAAAATACATTTAATAAGATGCGTGATGAATTAAAGCTCCTACGCAAACCAAATGAAGAAGAATATAATAATTTGCTAGCGACTGTGGTTTTAGGTCTTTATACATTACTACCACCACGCCGTAATAAAGACTATACAGAGATGTATATTACAAATGTAAAGGATGCTAGCAAAAGTGATGCTAGTAAGAATTATTTGGATTTGAAGAAAGAACAGTTTGTTTTTAATGTATATAAGACTGCTAAGAAAGACGGGCAACTAATTATAGCTATTCCTGTATCACTATTACAACTACTAAAGATATATATTAAACATCATCCATTAAAGGCACAGATGAAGGATAGCTTGGTGCCGTTTCTAGTTAGTTTTAATGGTAATAAATTAGCAGAGAATGGTATCACCCGCATTTTAAATAAGATATTCAAAAAGAAAGTGGGCTCTAGCATGCTAAGGCATATCTATCTATCTAGTAAATATGGAAATGTGCTAGAATCTCAGAAAGAAGACCAAAAGATGATGTCTCACGGTGCAATGACGCAAAAGGACTATATTAAAACTGATAAAAAGTAGTGAACCTACGGTTCCCCTACGACCCCTCCCTTAGTTATAATGAATAGTTTGTTAACAAATAAATTTATTATATAATAGTAGTATAGCAATGGGACAAATTGACGGATTGAATAGTAGCGTGTTTCCGCTAGCATCTGGCGATTCATTTGCCGGTAGCTTTGTTAGCACCGTAAACTATAGCGAAATAGTGATATCAGTAGAAACTGATGTAAGCTATCAGTTAGTAGTTAATTTTAGCAGTAATGGGACTGATATAGGGCATCAGGAAGTAATAACTGAAGCATTTATAGCAGGGTTAGGTAAAACCTTCAGTTTCAAGCCTTATATGCAGTTTTACAATGTAAATTTACTGAATACAAGTGCCTCACCTCAAGCATATTTAAATCTAGCTTCTATATTAAAGACAGACGGTGTAAACGTCCAACTGAATAATGTGCGAAATTATCAAATATATGTCT